TTTATACGCACCAGCGATCGATCCGTTTCTATGCAGGTATGTAGTCTTATTAAGGCACATACCCAGGGCATGCCGTTGCGTGATAAAGAACTTAATTATATTAAAGAACAAATTTATATCGCCCTAAACAGCGATATAGAGGACGAACCGGTAGTAGAGCAAAAGATAGTAGCACCTGCTGCGGTTAAAACAATTCAAGATCGACTTAACGAAAAAACAAGCGAGCATCTTGCACACTTCGAAGGCTTATACGATGAAGTAGTAGCAGGTGGAACTGTGGATCCTAGAGCATACGACTATCTTGTTGCTAACGCAGTGCCACAGAGTCAAATTAAAAAGTTTGAAGAATTATTTTCTGCTCGTAAAGCAGAATTGGGCGCAGCACAGGGTAAAATGTTTGAGGATTTTGTAGAAGCATATAAACACTATAAGTCTGCTGATTTCAAACGACACTATGAATTTCTGGATGCCATACTAGATGCTCTGGAACAGTACCGAGGGGTGAAAAAAGCAACAAAGAAAGCTCGGGTAAAACGTGCGCCTAACAAAGAAAAACTTGTTAGTAAGATCAAATATATGAAAGAAGAAAAGACACTAAAGTTGGTATCTATTAATCCTGTAGATATTATTGGAGCACAAGAGCTTTGGACGTATAATACCAAAACTCGTAAACTCTACAAATATGTTGCTGATAGCGTACTAGGCCCGCTTGGTATTAAAGGCACAAGTTTAACAGGATTTAACACCACAACATCTGTGGGCAAAACATTACGTAGGCCTGAAGAAAAACTTAAAGAGTTTGCTAAGGCTTCTAAGGTACAGTTACGTAAGTTCTTAGACGAAATTAAAGCAACAGAAACTGTCGGCAATGGGCGTATTAATGCCGATATGATCCTGCTCCGAATCAACTAAGTCTAGTGTGTCCTGGTAAATACACTATCAGGACACCTAAATGGCTATAGCAGACACTACTAATTTTTACGCTAATGGCGTACTCATCACAGACAGCCTGTACAATCCTAGTACAGGTACTGGCACAGGGCATATTCAATTTGACGCAACTGAAAATTTAGGTAATATTTCTGCTCCAGAATTAGAAACCGTTAATTCTAAGAGAAATGACATTATTGATTATATTAGATTACGGTTAGGTGATGGATTAGTTGATGTCGAGCTGGACAAAGAACATTATGACTTAGCAATTAAACAAGCATTAATTAAGTACAGACAACGAGCATCGAACAGCCAAGAAGAATCCTATGCATTTTTAAAATTGCAGCCCGAAACACAAGAGTACATTTTACCCAACGAAGTCATGGAAGTAAGAGCTGCTTACCGCCGCGGTATTGGATCAGTTACTGGTACCACGGCTAGCCAATTTGAACCATTTAGTTCTGGATACCTAAATACCTATATGTTAGTAGCAGGACGAGTAGGAGGGTTATTAAATTATGAACTTTTTGTTGATTATCAAAAAATGTCAATGAAAATGTTTGGTGGTTATATGAATTTTTACTTCAATAAAACTACAAAAAAATTAACACTAATTCGCAAAATTCCTTACGCCGGAGCAAATCAAGATCAAAATCAAATGGAAGATGTGCTATTGCATATTTACAACTTTAAACCTGACAGCATGTTACTAAACGATATTCAAGCATTTCCATGGATACAGGAATATTCATATAGTTTTGCTAAAAGAATATTAGGCGAAGCTCGAGAAAAATTCGCCAGCATTGCTGGCCCACAAGGTGGTACTCAATTAAATGGCGCTAGCCTTAAAGGCGAAGCACAAGCAGAAATGGATGCTCTAGAACAACAACTAAAAGATTTTGTTGATGGTTCGTATCCTCTGACATGGATAGTTGGATAATGAAAATTATAGAAATAATTAACGAAGCTACTAAAGGCAAAATTCCGAATAGAGTGCATAACGCTACAAGAGGATTACATAAGTTCACCGACGGTGACCATTGGAATTCAGATTACACTCAGTTTAGATTAGGCATGGCACTGGCATCAACTGACGGCAAAAAAGATCCTAACATTGATTCAGAAAGCTGGATTGGAAAATGGAAAACTGCACATCCATATACCGATATAGAACATGATATGTTTGAAAAGGCATACAAAGCTGTGAATGCCGAATATACTGATATGAATCACGGTGATAATCGTAGTCAAGAAGGACCTACGATTAATCGTGCAAGTCCGGTGGCATCTAAGAAAAAGAACAAATACGGTGTTTAAATTTTAATAAAAAACTTATATAATAATGCTCCGTAAGGAGCATTTTTTATGATCATAGGAATTACAGGTTTCATCGGGTCCGGAAAAGATACAGTTGCTAACTATCTAGTAGCTAAACATGGGTTTGTTAGAGATAGTTTTGCTGGAACTCTTAAAGACGCAGTAGCACAAGTGTTTGGTTGGGATAGAGAACTGTTAGAAGGTCTGACACCCGAAGCTAGAGAATGGCGAGAACAAGTAGATCCATGGTGGTCAAAGAGATTAGATATGCCCAAATTGACTCCAAGGTATATGCTACAGCTTTGGGGCACTGAAGTATGCCGTCAAGGCTTCCATGATGATATCTGGATAGCTAGCTTAGAAAACAGGTTACGCAAAACTACCGAAGATATTGTTATTAGCGATGTGCGATTTCCTAACGAAATCGCAGCTATACGTAAACACGGTGGTATCTGTATATGGATAAAACGTGGGGAATTACCCGAATGGTATAACTGTGCCTTAACAGAAAACACAACACACGAGGATAGGCAATGGCTATTAGAGGATGCCGGGCAGCTTATGCCGCAGCGATATCCTCGAGTGCATCACAGTGAGTGGGCATGGATTGGACAAACATTTAATTATGAGATTAACAACGATGGTACGATAGAACAATTATACGAACAAATCAATAATCTGTCACTAGCGTACTTTCCCGCCACGTAGTTTTAGAAGAATGTAGTTCAATTCTACAATTTGCACATACTGATCTTAGGTTGGTCCAATCATTGTTTTTTAAATTACCATCAATGTAAAAAACAAAAATTTGGCTAGCTAATTTAGCTTTATAGTTACATTTTTCGCAGTTAAGTTTTTTCTTATATCCAGCTTTAACCCAAGCCGGAATTTCTCTGCTTTTTTTGCCTTTTCTAAGGCAACTAGCGCAAAGTTTTCTATATCTAATTTTATCTCCCGAATAGTAATTAATAGCAACTAAATTACCACGACAAATATTACATAAAGGTCTATTCATAGCTGTATTTAAGCCAAAACCTTTCGAAAGGCATCTATAACCACCCAAAATTAAAACCCTTTTATAAATACTAGAAAATGTTTCTTAAAGGATGAAAACATGGCACTAATATCTCCAGGATTAGAATTATCAGTTACAGATGAAAGTCAATATGTACCAGGAGCAGTTGGAACTGTTCCACTAATTGTATTGGCAACAGAACAAAATAAAACCAACCCAGCTGGATCGTTAGCAGCAGATACCGCTGCATCACGTGCTGGAAAATTGTTAGCATATACAAGCCAACGAGAGCTCATTAATGCTTTAGGTTATCCATCGTTTAAACAAAGCTCAGCTGGAACTCCGTTACACGGTGACGAAAGAAACGAATATGGACTAATGGCAGCTTATAGTGCATTAGGAAATGTTAATAGAATTTATGCTATCAGAGCTGACATTGATTTAAATGAATTAGAAGGTACTAGTGTAAGACCGACTGGTGCAGTTGCAAACAATACTTACTGGATGGATTTAACAGAATCTACTTGGGGTATTAATGAATGGGATGCTATTAACGGAGTATTTACAATACAAAGTCCTTTATTAGTAACCTCAACAGACAATGCAACATTGTCGGGAGGCATTTATGTTCCTAAATCAAACATTGGCAAGATTGGACAATATGCAATTGGGTTTAACACAGGAAGTAATGCTTTAATTTTTTATAAAAATCGTAGTAATACTTGGGTAAGATTGGGTACTAGTGCATGGGAAACGTCATGGCCTACAATTAAGGGCACAGTAAGTAATCCAACAATTTCTGCTAGCACACCCGCAGCGGCAATCTCGATTAATACTACAACAGTAACCATTGGAAATACTGGAGCAGCAAGAACCGTTGCTCAAGTAGCAGCAACTATCAATGCAGCAGCGATTACTGGTGTAACAGCCGCAGTAGTTGATAATAAATTAGAGATTTATGCCGATAGCACCGCGGCAAGTGATGGGTCTACAGTAGATGGAAAAATTGCCATTGCTAATGTAGCCCAAACACCGTTAACAACATTAGGTATCGTAGCAGCTACATACGCAAACCCAAAAATAACTTATGGAAACTTTGCAGCAGTTCCAAGTTGGAGAGATACTGATAGTGTTCCTAGACCAAGTGGTAGTGTCTTTTTAAAATATGGAGCAGTTGGTAATGGTCAATACATTGCAACGGGGGCATTGAAACAAAAATTTGTGGTTGGAGCCCCATTCCAATTTTATTTTGGAACCATTGTTGGACAAACCGCCTTGGATAAATTCAAAACTAAGTATTCTGTAGATGAATAAGTATACAATAATTCCGAGTGGACTTAGATATAAGGGAGCCCCATCAATAGATGAGGAACTTTCTATAACGCTCCAAGAACAAAGTCAAGAACTTACTGAGTATGATAGGACTTCGACCTTGAATTTGGCACAGATTTATGACGATGAACGACAGACCTGTACGATATTCAGACCAACATTCAAGGTTACGTATTTGTATGATAATACTTATACTGGGTCTACGACCTATTTACCCTTTCAATACAACCTTTACTATACTGACCCAACGTCTTCAAAACAAAGTGGTATATGGAGAGGGTTCCCTCAATACTATGAGTTTGATTTTTATAGGCCTAATGTAGGTGACAATCATTTTCAATACAAAGCAAAAAGTGCTTACACTTACAATTGGATGTATTATTTAACATACCCATATGAAAATGATAGTAATAGACAATTAACATACTACTCTACAACAAATAATGATGTCAATTGGATTGCGTCTAGTGGAATACCATTCTCAATCAGGAATACTACACAGAATGGTAATGGATTAGTTTCATTTGTCTGTGTTGCTCCTCATGGATTAACCACCGGAGAATATGTAGAGTTGTCTTTGACTTATAGGGGGTCTAACATATTTCAGGTATATTCTATTGGTAATGGATTGTTTGGAAGTAGAACGCATGTTTTCAATTTATTCAACATTGGATTTACAGGTGCGACATTTAGTAATGGCACGATTGGAACGTTTAAAAGGGTAATTAACCCTGACAACTTAACGGAAACTAGATCGAAATACTATGTAAAGAAATATAAAGTTTTGACTAACTTGAACGACCTTGCAGTTACAAAGGCGGGATTTGAAAAAAATGTTTTCGGTGAAGAAAAGAAACTTGAATATAGTTCTATAACTCCAAACAACGTTACAAGAATATCTCAAAAATCAAGTAGTAATGCATATGATGTAACATCCAACTATGACTTGGACTTTGCGGGTTTCTTGGATAATCAAAAGAGACCACTGAATGAAATAAGTCTTACCATTGTCAACAAAGGTTACTCAGGATACTTCAATCAACCATTCAATGGAGTTGGTTTGAAACAGGGTTGGGAATTTAATTTATCCAAAACTCCAAATCCTTGGTGGGATTTGAACAACCAAAGGTCGAACACAAGCATACCAGTTTCAGCATACACTCTCACCAATGGTGCGACAAAGACGTTTTTCTATAACACGGATTTGAAACCTGGGGATGTTATGGATGGTGATTTTTGTGAGTGGAATGACTATGAACAAGTTGAACGTGT